AAGCGCGCGAAATGGCGGATTTCGCCGAAAGCCTGCGCTTCGACATGTCCCATTCCTGGGAGGATTTCGTCACCGAATGGCTGTCGATGCTCCCCTACGGCTTTTCGGCGCACGAGATCGTCTACAAGAAACGCCTCGGCTACCAAAAATCCGGCGCCGCATTGCCGAACAGCAAGTTCGACGATGGACGCATCGGTTGGCGGCGCCTGCCGATCCGCGCCCAGGACACGGTGCTGAAATGGTTCTTCGGCATCAACGGCGAGATCTTGGGGCTCACGCAACAGCCCTGGGTCGGGCCGCTGACTGATATCCCGATCGAAAAGATGCTGTTGTTTCGCGCCGCCCAGCACAAGAATAATCCCGAGGGCCGCTCGATACTCCGCAATGCGTATTTGCCTTATTATTATGTCAAGCGTCTGCAGGAACAAGAAGCTATTTTGTTCGAACGTTTGTCCGGTCTGCCGGTCGTCACCGTGCCGAATGCACTGCTGGAGGCGGCAAATGCCGGCGATACACAGGCGATCTCGGCGCTGAATGCCTACAAGAAGCTCGTGACCAACGTGCGCATCGACGAACAGATGGGCGTCCTCATCCCCAGCGACACCTACCAGACGGCGACGGGCGCCTCATCGATCCCGATGTATAGTTTCAAGCTCGAGACGCCGAATTCCGGCCGCTCGAACCTCGACGCCGACACGCCGATCACGCGCTACAAGAACGACATCATGACCTCGATCCTGGCCGATTTCCTGGAAATGGGCCACACCGCCCGCGGCGCCCAGAGCCTGGCGGAAACGAAGGTCGACGTGTTCATGGCCTCCGTCGAGGCGTGGCTGAACTCGGGCGCCGCCGTGCTCAACCGGCACGCCCTGCCGCGGCTATGGGAATTGAACGGCTTCGACCCGGCGCTGATGCCCGAATATGTGCCCGATATGGCGCAGCGGATCGACCTCGACGGCTTGAGCAATTTCATCTTGCGTCTGTCGCAGGCCGGCATGCCGCTGTTTCCCGATCCCGATCTCGAAGGCTATCTGCGCGATACGGCGGGTCTCCCCGATATCGGCGAGAACGCGAGCTACGCGGCCGCCATGACGGCCGGCGCGGGCGATGACCCGGAAACCAAGCTCGCCAAGCGCACGGACCTGAAGGCCGCCATCAACGTTGCACTGGCGCGGCGCCTGGCGAAGAGCAGAAGGCTGCAATTTTAGCGCCCGCCTTGGGTTACCGTCATTGCGAGCGGAGCGAAGCAACCCAGGTCGTCGTGCGCCTCGCGGGCTGGCGTTCGCGCGAGCGTGAACCTCGAGCCCCACGCCCAGCCCCTGGATTGCTTCGCTGCGCTCGCAATGACGGAATTGCCAGCCCATCCAACAGGAGACCATCGGCAAAATGCTCACGTTCCTGGACTTTCTGCTGCGCAAGGATGCGGTTGCGGCCGACGTTCACGCCACGGGCGCGCTCGGCGACGAGGATGATCGCAAGCGCAAACCCCGCAAGGTAAGCCCGACGACCAAGCTGCCCGTGACCGGCATGACGGCGGCGGCGATGGCGGAGGCCGGGCAGCAGCCGATCGACAAGGTCGGCGCGCGCCACAGCCGGGCCGACATGACCATGCTGCAGGCGATCCACGATCATGCCTGTGCGCTCGGCGCCTCCTGCGTGCCGGAGAGCCCCGATGGCGACCAGGACGACGTCGAACGCGACGCGGACTGGTCGATCCCGCTGACCATCGCCAAGGCCGACCCCGACAAGCGCTTGATCTTCGGCTGGGCCTCGGTCGTCGAGAAGGGTGGAAGGCCCGTCGTCGACAAGCAGGGCGATATCATACCCGTCGAGGAGCTCGAGAAGGCGGCCTACGATTTCGTGCTGCATTCGCGCCAGAACGACGATCGCCACATCGGCGGCCCGACCGGGCGCTGTGTCGAGTCGATGGTCTTCACCAAGGAAAAGCAGCAGGCGCTCGGCATCGATCTCGGCAAAGTCGGCTGGTGGGTCGGCTTCAAGGTCGACGACGACGACCTCTGGGCAGCGCACAAGCGCGGCGAGCGTCCGGAATTCTCGATCGGCGGCGGCGCGGCGCGGGAGAGTTTGTGACGCGGGTGCACACCCCTTCTCCCGCTTGCGGCAGGAGGTGGCATGCGAAGCATGACGGATGAGGGGCGATGCCGATCGCAAGCCGGCCAACGCCCAGCACCGCCCCTCATCCGCCCGGCGCTGCCGGGCACCTTCTCCCGCAAGCGGGAGAAGGGCTCCCTTACCCCTTCAGGAAAGGTCAAACGACGTGGATCACCTTGCGCATCTTGCCCGAGCCGAGCAGACCGCCGCCGGCATTCGGGAGAAGCTCGTTGCGGCACGCGAACGACTGGAGGTGCTCGGCAACGAGCGTATCGGCCTCGCCTTGCCGGCGCAGGCGGGCGATGCCTCCGCCCGCAAGCGGCTCGAGGCGGTGCAGGCCGAAAAGCTGCGGCAGACGGCAGAGATCGAGACGCTTGAGATCGCGCTCGCGCAAGCGGGTCAGGCGGTAGCGGCGGCCGAGCGGGCGGTGCAGGTGGCCGAGGATTGCGCCAAGGCGCGCCAGGCGATCGCGCTCGTTGCCGAATTCGAGGCCCGCGGCGCCGCGCTGAGCCAGTCGCTCGCCGCCTTCGTCAAGCATTACGCGAAATTGACCGCGGACTTCCACGAGCTCGACGCCATCGGCTACGCGCCCACGACCTATCCGGCGATCGCCTCCGCCATGCAGGCGGCGACCGCCACGGCGCTGATGTTCACGGATCTCGGTCAGAATTTCCTCGCCCCGCACCAACGCAAGGATTTCGCCGCCGTGATCGCCGGCTGGGCCTGGCCCGTGCGCCATCGTGCCGAAGCGACGCTGCAACGCCACGAGAAGGAGGCCGCCTGATGCCCACGATCTTGCGCAACCTGCGCATCGACCGCGTCGCCAGCGTCGACAAAGGCGCCGGCGAGGACGTCGATATCCTTTTGATGAAGCGCGAGTTCTCCGATGCCCAGCGACGCACGCTGGCCGCTTCGGGCGCGGCTCTCCCGGACGGCTCTTTTCCGATCGAGACCAAGGAAGACCTGCACAATGCGATGCAGGCGGCGGGGCGGGCGAAGGACCCCGCCAAGGCGAAGGCCCACATCCGCGCCCGCGCCGCAGCGCTCGGGCTCACGAGCGAACTCAGCGATGCCTATAAGCGCGACGCCCATGCCGCGGCTGTGACGGCGCTGCGCGAGTGCATCGCGGCGATCATCGGCGACGATGTCGAAAAGCGCAACGCGGCCGACGCGAGCATTTCCCAGTTCGCCAAGTATCTCGAGGGCCAAGCGCCGAAGATGAGCCAGGCGCATCAGAACTATCTGGACGAAGCCGATATGTCCGGCGACGCGAAGGACGCGTTCGCGTCGATGTCGCCTGCCGAGCGCGACGCCCATTGTGCGGCAAACCCGCTCGAAAAGCGCCTGCCCGAACCTGTCCGCAAGGCGCTCGCCGAGGCCGAAAACCTCAAGAAGCGCCTGGCCGCGCTCGAGGACGAGAAGGAGCGCAGCCTCTTTGCCAAGCGCGCCGCAGCCATCGGCCTGCCGGAGGCTGAAGGCGAGACACTGCGCAAGGCCTTTGGCGGCGACGCCGGCGCGCAGGCAAAGCTCGAGACGCTGATCAAGGGTCTCCATGAGCAGGGGCGCACGAGCGCAATCTTCGCCGAGTTCGGCAGGTCGGGCGGCAACGGCGGCGCCGACGCAGCCGCCGAACTCGACCTGAAGGCCGAAGAATACCGCAAAGCGCAGATCGCTGCCGGCAGGTCCTGCTCGCAGCAGCAAGCCTTCGCCAAGGTCTACACCGACCAAGCCAACGCTGAACTCAAGAAGCGCTACGACGCCGAACAGGCGCAGAAGCGCTGAAGCACACCCCTTCGAGAAAACACGACGGCACCCCAAGCACGTCATGGCCGGCCTTGTGCCGGCCATCCACGCCGAGCCGAGCCTCAATGGCCGTCGCGCTCGACCCCATGGCCGAGCAGCGTGAACGCGGCTCGACCCCTCGCGCATCGAATGGCACCGTTCCCGCTGCGGCTCGGCGTGGATGCCCGACACAAGGCCGGGCATGACGCGTTGGGACCCGCCGCATTTCCCCGGACAGCCCAGCGCCCGCAACGCCTCGATCACCCTCCCACAGAAGGATCCCCATCATGGCTACCGAAGGCCCCCTCCTCCATGACGGCGGCCAGTGCGTCGCCGCGGCTGATTATTCCAACACCGCCAATCTTGCCGGCCCCGGCGGCTCCGGCCAGTTCTATGCCGTGGCGAAGCCCGCCACGACGAACCGCACCGTCGCGCTCGCCGCGGCAACGGGTGTGGCCATCTACGGCATCCTGCAGAACAAGCCGAAGCCGGGCGATGCGGCCGACATCGGCTTTTTCGGCATCTCCAAGGCGCTCGCTTCCGGCACGATCTCGGTCGGCGCCGATGTCATGACCAATGCCTCCGGCCTCATGGTCGCCTGGACGTCGGGCTCCGGCTACGCCAAGGCCGGCATGGCGCTCGAAAGCGCCGTCAGCGGCCAGATCTTCACCCTGTTCGTCTATGGACCCGGCGGCCCCCTCGCCCTGACCTGATCGGATCGCCCGCCGCTTGGGCAACGGCCGGCTCTTCGTCCCCCGTCGCGAGACGCGGCAAGCTCTTCGATAGAGCCCCCCAATTCGATCCCCACCCCGAGACGGCCCGTCGTGATGACGCGCCGGTCCTTCGAAAGGAGTTACGGCCATGCCGCAACCTACGTTCAGCGATGTTCATATATCGGCGGCGCTCACCAATGTTTCCGTCGCGTATTTGCAAGATGCCAGCGGTTACGTCACCGAAAGTGTCTTTCCGATGGTGCCGGTCGTGCATCAGACGGACCAGTATTTCGTCTACAGCAAGGACGATTTCTTCCGCGACGAAGCGCAAGAGCGTGCCGATGCGACGGAATCGGCGGGCTCGGGCTGGAACATCAAGACGCAGTCCTATGCGGCGCACGTCTATGCGCTGCACAAGGACATCGGCCCGCAAGTGCGCGCCAACGCCGACCCCGCCGTCGACATCGATGTCGCCACGACGCGCTCGCTCATGCAGAAGCTGCTGATCAAGCGCGATCGCCTGTTCGCGCAGAATTTTCTCACGACGTCGATCTGGTCGCAGGACGTCGTCGGCGCCTCTGGCGGCACGCCCGGCAGCGCAACGCCGGCGTTCTGGAACGACGATGTCAACGGCGACCCCTTCACCGACATCGCCACCTGGCAAACCTCGATCCTGCAGAATACGGGCTACATGCCGAACCGGCTCGTGCTGTCGTGGCCCGCCTACCAGGCGCTGCGCAAGCATCCGCTCATCATCGACCGCATCAAGTACACGTCGCAGCCGGACGCCAAGAGCATTACGCCTTCGATGCTGGCGGCGATGTTCGACGTCGAGCAATGCGTCATCGCCAAGGCGGTCTACAATTCGGCGGCGGAGGGCATGACGGGCTCCTACAGCTTCATCGTCGGCAAGCATGCGTTGCTCTGCTATTCGGCGCCCGAGCCCGGCCTGCTGGTTCCCAGCGCCGGCTATACGTTCGGCTGGCAGGGTTTTACCGGGCTCAACAACCTCGGTGTGCGCGTATCGCAAATTCCGATGGATTGGCTCGGCATGGGCACGATCCGCGATGAAGCCGAAATGGCCTTCGACATGCAGGTCGTCGGCAAGGACCTCGGCGTGTTCTTCTCGGGCATCGTGCAGTAAATCTTCTGCATCTGTGAAGTAAAGGCGTTTCACGTGAAACGTCTAAGAGGAAAGTCAATCATGCCAACGATGATCGGCTCGAGGGAGATCGGCGGCGGCTATGTCCGCCTCGGTTTTGACATCATTTCGGCCGCCGGCAAGCTTGTCCGCCTCAAGGTGGGCACGCAT